AATTGGACATGAAAACAAGACCGCCAGCGCCGCAGTTCGTCACCGATTACCGAGAATGGGTCAAGGCTGGCCCTCCGAAATGCTGCCATACCTGCGAAAGTTACGGCACCGATGGACTGTGCACCGAGTTCTTCATGGAGCCGCCAGCGGAGTTTGCCGCCACCGTCAATGCTTGTCCGAAGTGGGAATGTGAAGTTCCTTTTTGATGAATGGGAAAATAAAATGAACGAGAAACTTGAAGCTGCAATCACTTACCTGCGTAGTCGTAACAAATACGTGCTTGATGCAGGCTGCAACTTTGTGCCGACAAAAGCTGTGCAGACAGATGTGGCCGAGACCATTCGCATTTATCGGCGGGAAGTCGAGGAGATCAAGCCGATCAGTCTGGTAAAGGGCAAGAAGAAATGAAATGCGACTGCGGGGGAAATACGCGTGTGCTGGACAGTCGAGGGGTGAGCAGGCGCAGGGAGTGCCTCAAATGCTGTATGCGCTTTTCGACTGAGGAAGTGATTGTGACCAAGCCGGAGAAAAAGAAAGTCCAAACTAAAAAGCGTGTCAAAAACATCCTGCCGAAAAACAACTGGCAACAACTGGCAAAGAACATTAGCGCACGCCGGAAGCTTGAAGAACTGCGCGACAACATAAAAGAAGATGACTATGAAAATTATTGAGGCAGTTCCCTCTGAACATTTTGAACAATGCCTGCTGGTGCAATGGTTCCGCCGTAAATGGCCTGACGTTCGTATCTTTGCCATCCCCAACGGCGGCTACCGCAGCAGGGCCACCGCTGGCCGTCTGAAGGCAGAAGGGGTGCTCTCAGGCGTTCCTGACCTGTTCGTTCCTGCCTGGCACCTGTGGGTTGAGATGAAGCGCACCAAGGGAGGGAGCCTAAGTGCCGAGCAGAAAGATTGGATTCAATACCTTGAAAGTGAAAATTATTATTGTATTGTCGGAAAGGGTGCAGAGGATGCAAAGGCAAAGATCAAAGAGTTTTCAAAAAAAGAATTAACAAGTCCATTGGTAAGGGAGAAAGAATGAAAACTAATCAGATGTGCAACGGCAACTGCAACCAAGGTCGGCGCTGCGACTGCGTGACGGATTACGTATTCGATAGCCTGTTTACTCTGGGTTTCCTGTCGGCGGTGCTGGCGGTTGGCGGCATCGTCGGGTTTCTCGTTGGCTATTTGGTGGGGGAGTGAAATGACTTTCTTAAACGAACTAACCGAAGTCCTGCAAAACTCAAACGCAGCACTTGCTGGCGTATTCCTCCGCAACCACGCCAAAGAAATCATCGCGCTGGTCGAGGCGATGGAATCAATCGCAAACAATTCCTGCTGCGAAGGGTGCCAAGAAGCTAAACGAGTTGCTCAGAAAGCCCTCGCCGCGCTGAATAAGGAGCCAATGGACCCCAACAAATGGGCCTTTGACCGTGGGCTGGAGAGCTACTAACTACGAATAAGGCCGAGTACCGGCCTTGTCGATAATCAGCGCCTGCCCTCTTGGGCTGAAATTGATGCTATTTGGGATGCTGATGTGCGTCCAGCGGTCGAATTCCCGGATGACCTGATCGTAGCCAATGCCGCTGGCAACGATCGCCTTCACCACCTCGTCGGGAGTCATGCCCGGCACCTTAAAGTCGGCAGCGCAGCCGATGCGGTGCTGGCTGCTGTCCTTAGACCCCACAGCGTCATTAACCTTTTTGGTGCGTAAGCCCGACGAGATCATAATCGGCTTCCCGGCCAGAATCTCTTTTACCTGCTCCAGAAAGGCCGCTAAACGCCCCAGGTTGGCTAGTTCCTGATCGTTTGGGGTGTTATCCCATCCATTGCGCTCGGCGGTTTCTGAGGCTGTCAGTTCTTCAAGGGTGAAATGTTCGGTGAGCTTCATTTTGCCGCCTTGGAGAGAAGGTCTGTTTTGGCCTGTGAGCCAGCCGACGAGCCAAAATAATACGAAATAATCCCCGTCCAGGCGGTGCCTAGACTGCCCAACATCATCAGGATTGCCGGGTTGCTGCTGTCGATTTGATTGAAAAACATCATGCCCATGATGCCGAAGAATCCAACGGTGACTGACCCTGCTAGGATTGGCGGCATCATCGAGCGAGTCGTGGCCTGCATTTCCCTAGCCGACTTTCTATCCTCGACCTCCAGCTTTTCAAAGTTTAGCCCCAACTCCTGCGCCTGCTTTTGTAGCTCAATCTCGGCAATCTTGACCTGTGCAATCTGCTCGGCTGACAGTTTGTTGTTGGCGATCAGGTCGCCCACCTTGGCCTCATCAACGCCAATGGCCTTGGAGATTGCAGACACGGCCATGCCAGCCAAGGGGCCACCAAGCGCCGTAGCAATCGTCGGGGCAATCTGTTTGAGCCAGTCCATTTATTTCACCATTTTTGCTGCGGTGTGGTTAAGTATTACCTTAATTGAATTTACATCATCAGGCTTTTTCTTGAAACCAACACTAATATAACCAACCAGCTTTCCGATTTCGGGCGGTATAGAGCCTCGGCATATAAACGTCACTTCGTTCTTCACAAACCACTCGCCCACTTTTGAGGAGGGCTTGAAGTCCTCGCACAAAACTTCGCCGCTTAACATTGCAACAACGGCCTTGTTCCTGCCGGGGCTTTCGTTAAAGATGCTGGTGACAGTTCCTTCGACCGGCTTATTCCTGCCGTTCTTGTCTACGGCCATTACTGTCGTGCGTTTGTTAATCATCAGATTGGCTTGGTGAACCACAACAACTTCGCCGCCAGATTCTTTGATTAGCGCACTGGATATATCCATCAATTCGGAATCAGACTTTATGGACGCCAGCTTGTCATTAGCGGTAATCGCAGACTTAATAACTTCTCGGCTTTCCCAAGCAAAGAAACCGACAAAGAAAAATGTAGAGATAACCAAAAGCGTAAACAACTTAAACGGGTTATCCACCCATTTAATCAAACCGATAACCTTGTCAACAGGGCTTTCCTGCTGAACCGCTTTTACCGCTACTTTTGGTTTTCTAACTGCCATATTAAGCAGCCAACATAAAAAGCTGTTTCATTTGTCAGCCTTGTTCTCAAGTTTCTCGAATATCTTCGCCAGCATTGACTTGATCTCTCGGATGTCCTCTTTGTAGTCATCTTTTGCCAAGTATTCTTTCGGCAAGTCCTCTCGCAGCTTTGCAAGATCGGCTTTCAGTTCCTTGACCGCAGCCCACAGTTCTCTGGCAAACCAGCCCACGACAGTCATGCCGATGCCGAGAAACGTATTTATTACTTGCTGGTTTTCCATTACTTTTTAAAGACGTTTAATAACCACAAGATTATTGATGATAATACCGGCGTAGAAAATTGACAAAATTATTGACAAAATCTCACTTCCGTATGCAACAAATACACAGAGAACAGCGCCCACAATTTTGGCAATGACAAGCCAAGCCCACTTCGCATTGGTGAATAGCCTGGTGAACTCAGCCAGTTTAATCAGCACCGGGTTGGCCTCACGGCCTCCACCATTGCGAAGCGCATACCAGGTGGTCAGCAGGTCTGCCACTTGCAGCGACACCAGCATGATGATGTAGGTGGTCGGGGTCAATTAAATACCCTGGCCCGGCACGATGTAAACAGTAGCTGCTGCGCTGGACAGGCCGCTAAAAAAAGTATTCTGATTGAAGCGCAGGATTTCAACCGCACCAGGAACCAGCACAATGGCTGCTGATGGCGTTCCGGCGACAGGAGCGACAGCGTTGGTCGTGGCATCTGTTGCGTTTGCGCCAAAGCCCAAGAACACGGTTGTCGTGCCTGCGTTGATCAGGCGATACTGGCCTGTGCTTTGCTGCTCAAACTTGTCATAAACAGGTGCTTGAACGCCAGTCGGCGCAGAAGCGGCTGCTGCCACTACGATGGTCTTGCCAAGCGGGGTGAATGCAATTTGACTGTTTGTTCCCATTTCAGACTCCTTTTTTATCGGTAGCTGCTTTGTATTCAGCAATCACTTTGGCGGTGTGTGTGGCAGCGCAGATGGCCTTAACTCGTGCATCCTCGCTGCTGTAGTCATCACCAGGGGCAACAACGTGGCGGTGGAATGTGCTACTGATCTGCTTGCCATCTTCCATGATGGCGGTCTTGGTGCGGACTTGGATTGAGCCGTTTTCGACAACTTCAATCAAATCAACAGAGATAACTTTTTCAAGAGCCATGATATTTCCTTGTTTCCAGCCTGACTATCTAGCCAAGCATTAAGGTTTCCAGTTGTCCGAACTGGTACGGTTTAACAGTCAACAGCGCCAGCGAATTCCGGCAAAGTTTTTAAGTGCTCGTAGGCTTGCGCAATTGGGTTTGCACCAGAAAGATCATATTTACAATCAAACGATGTTTGCTTTACTGCTGCCTTTGCTTTGTCAAAATAAAAATTGACAACAACACTGCAATTTTCTTTTTGAAAAATTGTCACTGTATCGACGCGAATATAACAATTTTCAACTTCAATTCCGCTTATAAGATGAATTCTTTTTTTGACAGCCATTTTAATTTCCAATCAAAACCAAGTTGTTAAAAGTTATTCTGCAGAAGCAGACCATGAAAATTGAGTGTTTACGCCGCCGCCAAAGGTAACGGTAATATTTGTTGCGTTAAAAGAAACGGTAAGGTCAGTTGCGCCAGACCCGCTAAGGGGTACAACAGTTACGAATTTTGGTGTTGTAGAAAGACCGTGAGATATTGTGCCGCCCGACGCAATTGCGCTTGATACGCCGCCGTTGCTTGTTACATACCCAATATTGTCTTTTACAATTCTGCTAGTGCCTGATGTTGAACTATCAATAAAGGTTGCAGACACATTTAATCTAAAATCATTGTCCGCAACAATAATGTTGCTATTGCTTCCGGCTCCAATATCAAAGCCAGCATATTGAGAGTTAGGACTTGTGCCACCTAAACCTGAAATTTGACCGCTACGACAGTTTGTTACCCTGTAGTTATTTAAATTACCATTTGCGGAAAGTCCTGAATACAAGCCAGAGGTTGTCTGAGAATTGCCAGTAAATACGCAACTTTCAATTATGACGTCCTCATAGCTGCCTGATACTAAGTGCATACCACGCAAACCATTCAGGTATGCGTAACAGCCATAAAAATGTACGGAATTTGCAACGGCAGGTGCAACATAAATTCCGCTAAAGGTATTGATTGGTGCCCCAGAATTGTTAATTCTTGCCCAATTAATTGCGCCTGCGCCGACTAATGCTATTCCGTAAGTCCCACCTTCAAAATGACATTCATTAACATTTAAGTGGTCAACGGCATCTGGCCCTGCTGGGTCTACCCTCAACCCTTCCCCAGATTGAAATGCGTCAATGTTTTTAATGTTGCAGATTGCCGCTTTCCGTACCAAGATTGCGTAGGCCGGTTGCGCTCCAATCGGGCCTTGTATTGTGCCGTTTTCAAGGTAGAAATCACCAACATTAATTAAATCAACAACAATACCGCCAGCAGCAGTATTTGTTAGCTGAAAATTTTGTATAACGCCAGCACCGCCATTTAAAGATATTGCTTTAAACGCGCCGTTAATTTGAATATTGTCAATGTTAAAAGTATTTACTGCATCTAATTTTAATGCAGTTCCGCCAGTCATTACTGTGGTATGCGTAATCCGCAAATTTTCAATGTTGTTTCTAAATTGATTTGTTCCGTTGCTTACGGTAATGATTGTGCCGGTTGCCGACCCAGCCCAATTAATGGACGCGCCCGTGTCAAAAATCAAAGACACATCATTAGCAAGAACAGTTATTCCAGTTGTTAATAGATAAACACCATCGGGAAAATAAACTGAACCACCATTGTTTGCTTCTGCTGCGTCAATTGCCGCCTGAATTGAAGCATTATTATTTGTTGATCCATCACCAACAGCGCCAAAGTCTAAAACGTTAAACATCTCGCCGTTTATCATCGAAAAAGAAACTTTAGTTAGAGACATAATTTTCCTTTTACGCTGAAATATACACGAAGCTTCCAACCAAATAACCACCTGCAACTTCAAGCGCAGTTGCTGTTACTGTCCCTGAATTTTGCTTCCAAATGGTAACGGTTGTTGCGCTTGAATCTGTTGTAAAACCAATAGGTGTTATTGCACTTATCCATGCAAAAGCAGATGAAGTCGCTGTCCCATCAGTAGTAAACGGCAAACCAGAAATGGTGCAGCTATTTGACGTTGTGCCTGCCGCATCAGCACCAATGTAAAAAGACGCCGTTACCAATCTTCCAACTTTGACGTATTTTCCGGATTGTCCTCTTGGGTATGTAAAAGTTGCGCCAGTTGAAACTAATGCTGGCGTCCAAGTACCTTCTTCATAATCGGCCAGCAACTCGCTTGTGCCTGTGCCCGGTGTGGCAGAAAAGTCGATGCCTTTTGTATCTGCCATAACAAGGTTGCCAGTGGACAGCGTAACGTTACCCACCAAGGTCGGGGCCGTTGCCAGCACGTTGTTTCCAGTGCCTGTGTTGGTGACGCTGACAATCTCTTTGCTTGCATTCAGCGCCAAGGCTGTAGATGCAGTTAAGTTTGACAAGGTGCTTGTGCCTGAGACAGAAAGGTTTACGCCGTTCAGATCAGCACCGCCCTCGACTCGCTGCCAGACCGAGCCGTTGAAGGTTGCAAGGTCGCCCACGCCCCAATTGCTGATGCCGTCGAGGGCCGTAGTGCCTGCCACGCTGACAACGTAGTAGTCGCCCTTGGTGCCGACACCAGATGCCAATGCTGGGCTGTTGGTGCTGGCATTCCACGTGCCTTTGTAGTTCAATGCACCGATGGCATTGGTGATGGACGAAACTGTTTTTAGCATTTTGCTCTCCTTAAACCAAGAATTCGATCACCGAAGTGAGGGGTGGCGCTTGACTGAATGTTACATTGCCGCCAGTCACCGTGTAAGTGTTCTGGTTCTGATAAACGCCATTGATGTAGATTGCAAACGGTGTTGACGTAATTGGAAAAATAGTTTGCGTTCCATTGCCGGTTGCGTTGCTGGACACGGAGCCAGATGCCACATTTCCATTGAGCGACGTATAGACCACGCTGCCCTTGCTGTCGAGAACCTGAATACTGTAGTCGCTGCCAACATAAAATCGCGACGGCGTGCCTTGATAAACCGGGTATCCGTTAAGCGTGCGGATGGGCTGGGCCGCTAAGATGGTCAGGGCTGAATCCCAATAAGCAGCAATCGGGTTGGTGACTGGGTTAAGGTTGACAGTGCCGACCCAGATATAACCATTATCCAGCGGCTGGCCGTCAGCGCCAGCAAAGGCCGGATACGGTGGGTTAATCGAGAGTGATGACATTATTGGTTATCCTGGGTGGATTGTCGCTTAAGGTTGCACTGGTGGCAATGCGTTGAGAGCTTCATTGATTTTGGCTTTTGTTCGGCCTTCTTTACGCATTTTAACAATCTGCTTAATACCCGCATAGACTGGTAATGGAAGGCCAGTCGCAGCACCAGTGGCACCAGCTTCTGCCATAGCTGCCAAGAGCGTTCCTGCGGTTCCTGAACTGTTTATTAAAGTGCCTGGCGGAACAGTGGTTACGTATTTAACGACCTCATTTAAGTCACGCATTCTTGCGGCTTCTTGTTTCCCAAAAATCACATCTAAACGACCATTTTTATCAAACTGTGAAACGACTTGATTTAATTTTGCTGGCGAGACTAATGGACGCCCTGCACTATCGGAACCAACGCCACTCGTAGACTGGTCTCGGATATGTTGCACAGTTGCAGCTTGCAGTTCCTTAAATGCCTGCTGACCGTCTTTCCCGCTAGTGAGTAGAACGCGCTTTAAAAACGTGATTTCTTCTGGCGACCCGCCAAGGATAGACCGCTGAAAAACTTGATCTACTGCAACTTGCGGGTCTTGCATTCCTTTACGATTTTTAATTAGCCTTGCGACAATTGCGCGGTTCTCAAACTTCCGAGCCTGATCGGTGCGAAGCGCACGCGCTTGTTGATACAACGGCCCTGAGACTGGTTCGGTTTGTGCATCAACCAGTTTCTTTAAAATGGTTTCTTGGCGCAATCCTACGGCGTCATCAAACTTTGCTGTTCCGCTGAGTTCTTTTCTGAATTCTTCTAACTTTCCAACGGTGGCAGGTCTTGCAATTAAATTGCCAGAATCATCTATTTCAGCAAGATTCATTTTAGTTAGAAGTTTTCGGGCCGTATCTGGAACTGCCGAGGACGGAACACCCGTAATTTTTCCATTGATGTAACCAATTAGAGAATCGGTTATTTCCTGATCTCCACGACCAATAGTCACAACCGTATTTATATCTACGGCAGCTTGTGATTCAGGAGACTTTTTAGCGTTGGTGTAGGCAATGTTTGTTTTGTTCTTGGCTGCTTGGTATCCGCTGCTCAAAGCGTTGACCACCGAGCCGCCCGTAGCCGATGGGCCTGCAAATGCTGCCTCGGCTCCAGTGGCGTCAATTGCTGCGTCAAAGTTTTGAAGAATCTGCAAATTGT